TATTCTTATTAAATACTTTTATTTTATCTCCCATTAAATTCCAGGTAATCTCTATTGGAATATAAAGGTTAAATTGGACGGTTTGATCTGTTTTTTTAAATAAATTGTATTCTTTTTTATTTACTTCTAAATATAAGTTATCATTTATTTTTTTAACAAAATATCTAGTAAAATATCCATTTTGGTAATCAATAAGAGATGGTGTGTTTAGGGTAAATTTAGGTTTTCTAGGTGCTTCACCTCTATCTTCAGGGATATTTTTAGATGAATAATAATTTTCATCTATTATAAAGTAATTATTGGATGTAGGTTCTGATGTAGGATCTACAAATTTTCTAGATACTGTATCTGGGGGAGTGATATTATTAGGGTTAGTAATAGGGTTATCATTTTGAGAAATAGGGGTTAATGGGAAAGATGGTCTATCTTGGGGGTTTTTACCCGAATAAAAAGACCCATCTGATGTTTGGTAATAGGCTCCTTTATAATCTTGTTGGGTTGAAGAATTTTGGAGTTCTCCCCCATTGGTTTTTTGGTTTTCTATTATTTGAGATTTAGGGTAGTACATATTAAGTTAATTTTACATATTTTCCATTGTCACCTTTCATGTTTTCTACACTGCCGTATTTAGAGGTTGCATTTGCTACGGCATCATCTATTTTAAATGTATATTCAAAATGTATACAATCTTCATAAGTAGAAAAACTACCTCCCCATATTAAATTATATTTTTCAGCTAAAGTATTAAAACCATGATTTTTCCATTCATGTTTCATTCCTTCTTTCGTTAAAGTTTTTCCTTGTGGTGTAATGATATTCATATCTATTGAAGCATAATAGTTATGTTTAGATCTTCCTGGGTCGGCATTTTTAGGGTTTTCTTGTTTTAATTCTATTGATTTTTCTATACTTCTTCCTATAGAATTTATTAATGCTGTATATCCTTTATAATTAGTGGACAAGTCATTAAAGAAGGCTTTAAATGAAGATTTCGCATTTTCATTAAGTTGAGAAATTATACCCTCAATTGAACTAGCTATGCCTGTTACTTTAAATTCTTCAGTAATATTTTGGTTTTGGGGGCCCCTATCTTCTAGGGGTAACAATCCAGTTTGAACTTGTTGTATTGCATTTAAAAAATTAGTTAAATCTCCTTTATCAGTCTGTTTTACTTTAGGAATTGATAATGTGTCTAAATTAGTAACCCAATTATTATCTTGGATACTATGATTAACTTTTTGAATTAAAAACTTTAATGCCTTTGGGTATTGTGAAGGTAAAAAAGTATTATTAATATTTAGTTTATTATAGATTTTTATACCAGATAATCCTTGAAGTTTGATTCCAAATCCTACGGGGATGAATCCTATTTGACTAGAAGGGGTTCTATTTTTATCTTCATCTTTAGAAATTGCTGATGAAATGGAATTCATGTAAACTTTATAAGTTTTTTTCCCTTTAGATATAAAATTGTCATCAAATAAAGTGTACTTAGAATTTTGAAATGAAATACTAGCTAATGGTTTTTCTTTAACTTTTCTATTACCATTAGCATCACGTTTTCCTAAATATCTAACTTTTGCAGATGATGAACCTCCAAAAGCATTTATTAAGTATATAGCATAATTACTGCTTTCTTCTTGAGCTAATTCATCTTGGGTAAAAGCGTTTTTAGAATTAGTTATAGCATATTGCTCCAAAGCTAAGTTTATAAATTCTTTTACTGAATAGTTTCCTTTTACTAAATCTGAGGTTATGCTATGTCTTCTTCTGGGGTTTTCAAATTTATCACCATCTATGTTCTTAAGTTTTGTAAAGGATTTAAATTTATCTTCTTCACTATTATCTTTAGAAGCAAATAAATACCACGTTGATTTAAAGGCGTAAGTTGCTATCAATTGTTCTATTCTTTCTTCTTCTGGGGTTAAAGGTATTATTTCTTTATCCGTTGGGTCCTCTATTTTGGGTTGAAATCTGTCAAGTAATCCTTGATTCCAATAAGAAAAAGCAGTCCCCTCTTCATTTTTTGTAGAACTTCCTCCTGCAGTAGTTCCTATACTAACCATAGATGCTAATTGGGGAGTAATTTCAGTTTTAAAAGAAATATCTTGGACAAAGTTAGAGGATTTAGAAGATTGGTTATACCCATAAATTTCTAAATCTACAGTATCTTTTATTCCTTCTAAAGTTTCTAAATAACCTGGGATTGGGTTTTGGTCTATAAAGGTAATAATTTTATCATTTTTTATAATAGGTTCTATATTATTAACTCCACCTAAAGCAGAATTTATACCATCACATATTTTTTGGAAAAATTTAAATATAGATAATTTACCATCTTTAGTATTAGAATTTAAACACTTAGAAATAAAATCATAATTTAGATATAAATTCATTAATCGACCATATAAAACAGTATCATTTTTTGGAGTTACATAATCTTTTAAATTTTCTAAATACATTGGGGTTTTAACTCCATCTATACTATACCGAACCTCAGTTTCTCCTAAGCTTCCAAAAATGTATTTAAAAATACAAACCCTAGGGTCTAATGAGATTTGATTAGGGTAATAACAAACTATGTTTGAAAACTCATCAGTTTCTATTCCCAATTGTTTATCAAAATATATTCCAGTTTTAACATTAGGAATAATATTTAATTTAAACCAATTTAAAAATTCACCAAAGGTTATAAAATAGTTATATTTATCATTTATTTTCTTATCAAATTTAAAATTTGTTACACTATTTCTAGTATTGTCAATTAAATAATTTTTTAGTGAAAAGTATTCAAGATTTGAACCATTCCATAAGTTTTCCCTACCTATACTATCAAATAAATATTTACCTATTTTGCTACTTTTAGCAGCATTAGATATCGGAGAATCTCCAATATTTTTATAAATTTCATTTTTTTCTAGTTCGGCATTTAAAGTAGTAACTTCATAAGACTTTGTAGGAATATTAGCTTGTAAAGATTCAACTACATCTCCCACAGTTATTAATTTTAAATCGATATTATAACTCCCATCAGCTTCAAATGTCCATGTAAAGTTAACTACTTTACCAAAGAATCCATCATAATTCCCAGAATATTCCCCCCTATATCTTTCTATAGCATTTATCATTTGAAGTTGGGTATAACTATTGTTTTGGAACCATAAATCTTCAATAATAGTATTACCCATTTGTTTGAGTTCTCCTTCATTATTAATAAACTTATCATTCCCCCATTCAAGCATCATAGTAAATCCTAATCTTAAATAAAGTAATTCAATTATAGCAAATTGAAATTTATTATAGGCTTTTAGTGTTACATTTGCTTCTCTAATGGAACCTCTATTTAAAGACTTAACATTTACAGATTGAATCCCAGGCATTGGTTGTTGACCAAAATCAGTTCCACCTAACCCATATACCGAAGAAAGATTCCATATATTTTGAGTATTATTATACCCTGATCTAAAATTATATTCAGCTGTTTTTTCAACTTTTTTTTCGTTTTTATAAGTAGCAGGTTCAGTTTCACTTAAACCATTAAATAATACGGTTTTTTTAGCTAATTCTATTCCTTTAAAATCGTCAGCAAGATCAGCACCAACAATATCTCTTAGTCTTTCTATACCGTCATAAAGTATAGTTTTATTATTTTCATCTAATTCTTGGATTATTGAGACACCTGAGGCTAATTTAACCCAAGCATTTTTATTATTTAAATATTGAAGTTGTTTAGGGGTACGAAGAGAGTCATAACCTGAGTATTGGTCTTTTTGCCTTTGGGCAATTTGATCAAATACATATTTTTCAAATTCTTCTCCTACTATATTTCCGTTCATAACTATCTTTCATTTAAGGCTTTAAATTGGGATAATACCCCAGATATATTTTGAGGTATTCTAATTTGTTGGCCTTCTGGAATATAGTAAGAATTTTGTGGTAGGGCACTATTTGCTGAAGAAATTATCCACCATAAAGACGAATCACTATAATACTGTTGGGCTAATAAATCAAATCTATCTCCTTGTGTGGTATAAACATAAATATCTTCAAAGGATATAGGTATTTCAGGGTATTTAGTAGTACCATAATATCTTTTTCCCTTAAGATTATTTAATATTTTTATGTCTTGGTATCTTCTCATTATTTAATATAATTTACACCATCATAATTATTATTATACCCATTATTTAAAGATATATATCTTTCTTTACCAAATTTACTTAAACTTCCATCTTTTCCAAGATATCTATTCTGTTGTGTTCTTGGGACAAATTCGTGAATTGGTATAAAGTTAAACCCAGATACTTTAATCATATGGGGCATTTCTTTTACTGATTTATCGGATTTAAATTCTGGGTTGTCTGGATCTGCTCCACCTTTTGCTGGTATACCTATTTCCCAAGGTGATTCTTCAGGAACACTATAAGATAAACCTGTAATAATTCCAGGTTGTTCATATAAATACCCACCAACTGTTAGAGTTGCTAGATTTCCTCTCATGTACCCTATATTTTTAGAATAATCAGGGGCTAAAGTTGAAGCTAAATAATTTAATTTTTGATACATTGGAATTAATTCATCTTTAGATTGAGCTACTACTGTCCAACCTAATGAAATTTTTCTATCAAACCCATTATATCTATAAAAATTTTCTCCTCTACCCATTAATTTATCAGATGTCCAATCTGCGCTATAATCATCAGACATAGAATCTAAAAACGCTCTAAAATGTATAAATACCTTTTCTGATGGGTCATCATTTTGAATAATTCCAATTCTAAATTTGACTAAATCGTTTTTTTCGGGGTTAGAAGTAACTGTTTCTGATTTGTATAGTCTTAATGAGTTAACTTTATCTAATTCTCCTAAACCTTTTTGGTAATTAGCTAATTCTTCTCTAGTTTTTTTCTTACCAGGATTTCCTAAACCGACTCTTTGTTCTATATTTTTAGCATCTCCCCCACTATAATCTAATCTAAAGGAAGAAGTTTTAGGATCATCACTTTTAGTTCTAAAATCTTCTTGAATAGTTGGGTTTTCCTGTGAGGGTTTATTATATCTATTTGGTCTATATTTGTCTTCTAAACCATTTCCTACATTATTTTGAACCCACCCTTCTTTTAATTTTCCTTGGGATTCAGGAAATAAAGAAGCATAAAGAGGTGATACCCCTAAAAACTTTTGATGATCTATAGGAATTAATAACTTTCCATCTCTTAAATTTACATATTTACTTGGTTTGTAAAATCCTTTTATGGGGGTGGTATTTACGTCTCCTCCTGATGATAATTCTGCAAGATTAGGATCTCTAGGAATTAAGTCACTAGGAACATTTTCTGCGGGTTTATTAAAAGAAAACTTACCTACAGTATAATTTCTATCTTCTGTGGTGTTTGAAAATCTTCTAATTTTGGTTTTACCTATCCCTAATACAGAATTAGGACCCCCTGAATATTTAAATAGGTTTTGGGATTGAGTAGAAGTTAAAGATAATTTTTCATTTGTAAGTTCTACTAACCTACCATATTCCTTTTTTTCATTAGTTGAAATAAAAGGTTTCATTATCTTATTATATCCAATATTTTCTTTGTCAAAAATAAAAGGATTAAGTCCTTGTTTATTTAAATGCAGGCCTATAGCGTTTCCACCAGCTTGCAATAAAGTAGAAGTAGGTAAATATATACCGTCATTTAATATTTTACCTTGATTACCTTCAGCATTAGAAGCATTTATAGCAACAGAAGTACGAGATAATAAATTTTGTTTAGCTATAAATAATGGACCTCCAATTGATTTAAAATCAAAAAACATTTGAGCTAATCTAGAAACATCCCTAGCCGCTCTACCAGGTACTAAAGTTCCACCTCGTAAAATAACATCTGGTCCCCCAGTTTGTCCTACGTCTGAAAAGCTATCAGGTATATCTGTTTTGATATATGGTTGGTTACTAGACCCCCCTCCAATTTTATCTTTTCCGTATCGTAGGGATTTTAAGTTTGTTCTTAAATCAACTAATCCCATTTATAAAAGATTTATTCAGGTAAATTATCCATATATTTAGAGGGAGTTTCTCCATCCAAATCTAATTCTGATTCAGCAGGTTTACCTTGAATGTTAGGTGTACCCGTAATTGAATAATTTCTGTGTAATTTAGAAGCAGCAAAATCAGGAGTAGATGGAGTTGAACCATTACCTCTTGATAATACTGAACCTATAGATTGTAATTTATTTAATAGTCCCATAATTTTATTTTGTTATAAATATTAGATTAAGCAATTTCGTATAAACCCACAGGAGATATTTCTGGTTTTTTAGCATTTTGACCAATTAATTTTTCTAATAACATATTAGTTTTTTCACCTGTTTTATTGCCTTGTGAGGATACATTAACTTGTCCCGCTCCTGCTGATATAACATCATCTCCTCTAAATAAATTAGTTCCTGCTATAACAGTATCTTTATTATTTAGAGCAAAAGCACCTTCAGGGGCTAATAACATTCTTTTACCGTAACCACTTCCACTTCCTCCTTCTGAAAGGATATCATCTGCTTTTGATGTTGCAGTTAGACTTGATATTACTCCCCCTAAAGCTCCAATAGCAGCAAGACCTAGTGGAATACCTATACCGAAAGGAAGTTGGGAAAAAGAAAACATAATTTGACTAGCAGCAGCAATTAATGATTTTATGGCTAAAGCACCTAATACTGTAACTGCAGCTCCAATAGCTGCACTAAAAAGTACCATAGCAGTTCGAGATTCTGCTATAAACCCAGCAATACTAGCAAACATATCTACTATAGGTGCAAACATTGCTCCTAAAGCTGTAAATAATTCATTAATTTTCCCTAGAGAAGCTTGCATTTTTTCTGTAGCAGTGGCTTGATTTAACATATTTTCTAAACCTCCCTCTTCTAATTCCCTTTGGGCTTGTGCCAATCCAACTTCTTCTATTCTAGCATCTAATACTTTTTGTCTTCTTTCTGCTTCTTCTCCACTAGCTCCTGCTAATTGTTCTTGTACAAATAAAGTTTGAGCTAATTCCTCTCTACCCATTCCAACAGAGTTAGCAATAGCATCTTGTTGGATTCTGTTCATTTGAGAAAATTCAGCAGCAGTTCCAGCTTGATCCGCTATTTCTTTAGCTAAAGTAGCCAAATCATTATTTAAGGCAGCTTGTCTTGCTTTTTCTAAATTAATATCTCTACCAATTAATAATTCTGCTTGTAATTCATTACTAATTGATGATTCAAAATCTAATAAACTATCAGCAATGCTTTCAACTTTAGACATTTCCATACCTAAAGCTTTAGCTACAGTAACAGCTTCAGCTAATGCTTTTGGATTTTTACCTAATGATAATTGAGTAGCAGCTGAAAGGGATGAGATTTCTTTTAATACTTGTTTTTCGTTTATATAAATTCCACTAGCTCTATTTAAAGCTGAAACTTGATTTAATAAACTATCAGCATTAGCATCAAAAGATTGACCATTAGCAAGAGAAAGTTTTTGAATACCCATTAACTCTTCATTAGTCAATCCAGCTGTTTCTCTTAGTTTAGTAAAGGTAGCTAATTGTTGGGTTGAAAATTGTATACTTGTTCCTAATTCTTTATTAATTTCAACTAGGGTTTCTGTTAATCCTTTACTTGATAAAAATAAAGCATCTGAACCAAAAGAAGCAGCAGACATCCCTCTACTTAATTGCATTGCTTCTTTATTAGATATATTTAAGTTTTTAGCTAATGCCCCCGTATTTTCTTGGCTTCTAGCAAATCCTTTTGAAAGTGCAGAAGTTAAAGCACCTATAGCCTTTAATCCAATAGCTATAACAACCATAGGATCACTTAAAGCTTTTTTAACTTTATCTCCAACAAGTTCAAACCCTTTACCTAGTACTAAAGACTGTTTTGTGTTCGCATCAAGTCCTTCTTCTGAATCTTCTAATTCTTCAGCGTATTCTTGAAGTTCTTTATTTATATCATTAAATCCTATAGCTTGAGATAAAGCACCAAGACCTATTTTATTCATGGCTCCCTCAATGCTCTTAAGAATTCCACCTGAAATTCCTAGACTATTTTGGATATTTTTTTCTCTTTCTATCCTTTCATCAATAGCAATATTAAGACTATCTACTAATCCTAATTCTTTTTTTCTTCCCTCAATTGTGCCTTCTAATTCATTTTTAATAGATGCTTCTGCGGCTCTTATACTTTTTAATTCAGTTGTTGCCTTTTTATTTAAGCTTATTCCAGACTCTAATTCTTGTCTTCTTCTAGTAAGTTGATCTAAATTTTCTTTAAGGTCAGATTTTCTTTGTTCTGCTTGTTTTTTTAGTGTTTGTAATTCTTTTATGGAAAGTTTACCTATACCTTCTTGATCATATTTGATTTTTTGAGATATACTTTGTAATCCCCTAAGAGTTTTAGTGCTATCTTTTAATGCACTACCTTGATTTCTTATTTCATTAACAGTTTCGCGAAATGCACCTGCTAGATTTACAGCATCATTTTGGATTTCCTTAATTTCTGCTTTTAATCCAGATAAAGCTAACTTAGCTTCTTCAATTTCATTTTCTTGAAAAAGTTTAATAGGGCTTTGCCCTAATTGCCTTCTTAATTTGGCAATGTCCTCATTTAACTTATTAATTTCATCCATAGTAAACTATATGTTATAAATATTGCTACTTATAACTTGTTTTACCCTTGTAGTCTTGAGAAGCTTTCATAAATTCAGGGGTATTAACTGTACCATCAGGGTTAATAAGATTTTTACTTCCTGAAGTATTTTTGTTTTCAATAGTTTCTTTTTCTTTAGTATAGAATTTATCTATTTCAGAAAAAGTAAACTTCCTTAACCATATAGGCATATGGTAAATTGTGTCATAGTCATATCCACCTTTACCATGGAAGACTATTTCATGTATTTGTTTAAATAAATTTCTTCTTAATGAAGGAGCGCTATCAGAAGTCAGGCCAAAAAAAGCCTATCCCTATTGGGATAACTACCTCCTCTCCATCTTCAAACTGGTAGTTAAGATTAACATCAGGTTGAACTTGTCTAATATATTCTCTTAAAGATCTAGAATCTCTTGCTAATAAATAATTATCAACAAATTCTCTAATTGTTTTAGAATCATTATCTCCACCTACTGATGTAATAATATATTTTAATCTAGTAGTTAATTCTGAAGGTTCTTTATTAATTTTTTTAAGGCCTGCTAATTCTTTTTCAATTTTAGATTCTTCATGACCTGTTAATATTCTAAAAGTTATATTATTACCACTATGGGGCAATTCAAAAGGGAATGAATTTTCTCCTTTATTAATTAAGTTGGTATCAAATTCTTTATTTTCTATCTCAGTTAAATCAACAGTTCTTAATTCTTTACCATAATTAAACTTATATTCTTTTCCATACCCTAGAATACGAGTAGCAATTAATAATGCATTTTTATCTCCAATAATTAAATCTTTTATTTTAACATCAGAAGATACAACAACAGATTCTAATAATTTGTCTAATACTGTACCTTTTTGGATGTATGATTGGTTTGAAAGTATATCTTCTTCCTTAGCAGTCATATATTTAATTTCTACTTTACCGCTTGAAAGGGGATTATCTTCAGGATAAACTAATCCTTTAGATGGTAACTCAACTTCTTCGGTTGGGAATTTAAATTCGGCCATAATCTTTATTTAATTAAAACTTTTTTATCGTTAATAAATACTAAAAAGGAAAGTTCTTAAAACGGGTTAGTAATTATTTATTTATTTTATTTTCAAATTTATCAAATCTTGAATCTATTTGCCTATAAATTTCATCAATTTGATTTTGGTAATCTAATCGTAAATCATTAATATTATTATTAAAATCTTTACCGATTTCATCCATAGCTAAATAAGCATTATCTACAGATTGGTTAACATCTCTAACTTTGGTTTTCACCTTAAACACTCCTATCGAAGCATACCCTACTAAGAATACACCTACTGTGGATAGGACACCTAAAACAAATTCTAAATTTTCCATATCTTATTATTTTTAAATGTCAAAGAACTATTCCTTTTAGTATTGATGTCCAATATAAAAAAAAGCTTGACCGAAGCCAAGCAATTTTTATAACATCATTTCTTTTTTTAATTTATGTAGATTTTCATCTACCCAAATATCATTATAAATAAACTTATCATCTTTTGTATAATAATGATACCCATTATAATGATAAGTGTAATCTTCTATAATAGGGATTGACTTAAATATAATAGCTTCAAAAAATCTATAAGTCCAAGTAAAATCACCATTAGGACACAATGTAAATTTAGAGCGAGCCATATTTTTAAAGTAACCAATGTCATATTGTTTGGTATTAATATTTCTACCCCTATTTGATGAAGTTATTGTTGCATCTGGGAAGTTTGAGAGAAATGATTTTCTTTTTTCAGTAATCAAACCTATAAACAAGATATCTATATCTTTATCAACATTATTATATTTTAATAAAGATTTAGGGAATATAAGACTATATACAACATCATTAATTTTTGTAATTGGAGTTGAATGTTCAATTTGTAAAGTATAATTATCTTCACCCAATTCTATCATTGCCTGTCTTGCTCTAATTTCTTGTAGTAACATAATTTAATATAAAAAAAAGCTTGACCGAAGCCAAGCAATTTTTTGAGGTATGAGGGTTGGGTAAATTTTTAGAAATTCAATACACAGTAATCTGGTTGAACTGTCATTGTAAGTTCTTGAGCAGCGTTTTCAGTATCCCAATTGAAATCTCCAAATGAAGCTTCTGTAATTAAAGCACCTTTTATAATCCATTCTGATACAATATCACCTACAGGTCCTAATACATTTACAGTTAAGTCTTTCTTGTAGAAATCACTATAACCATCACGACCAGTTACTGATTCGTGGTGTAAACGTACCCATTCCATTACTGCTTGAGCACCAGAAGGAGTGATAGGATCAAATAATGTAAATTCAATTGTACCCCAAGTTGTTTTCCCTTTAACATAACGTTGTACGTTAATATGATTTAAAGGTACTGAACCTTGGCTTACAGATACGGCTCCTACACCTTTCATGATGTAAGATGGGAATCCATCAACGTAAAGAATAAATCTATTCTTTTGTTTTGGCTCAAATGCCGTGTAAAATATTTCGTTAGGATCTAATACTGCCATTTTATGTTTTTATTTTATTATAAATATTCTATTTTTTTGTTTTTATTCAGGAAATACTGCTCCTGTTGGTAACACATTGAAATCTAGCATAATAAATTCTGCTGTTCTAGTTGGTTGTAAATAAATCTGTCCTACTAGTTGATTTCTATCTATTACATCTGGAGTATTGTTAGTATCATCCATTACTACTTTAAATGCATACAATCCTTGTCTTTGTTGTACTGATTCTAAGTATGGGTTCACTTGTGCTAAGAATGAATTTCTTGTAGCAATTGTGTTTTGTTCAAATACTAAATTATCAGATATCTGAGATATGTATCCTTTTAAGGCAATTAACAATCTACGTACATTTACACGATCTAATGCGCTAGCTCGTTTCTGTAGTGTCTTTTGTCCAAATACTACAACTCCACTTCCTGGGAATGTAGCTATTGGGTTAATATTAACTTCATATAAGGAATCTCTATTAGAAGTTGTTAATTTTCTTTCTGCTTTGGTTACATTTCCAAGAGCACCTCTTGTTAAACCTGCAGGTGCAAACCATGCGTCACTTGAAGCATCTGTAAATGC